AGCAACCAACACCCGAAATCTTTTTTCACTATTGAACACCTCCCCCTGTGCATACCTTAAACTGACCTCATTTAAGCTCATATCACCCTTTTTTTCATAATATTACTCATTTTCTTTCGCATTTCATACTTTTAAGGCTATTATCAGAATATTAACCCTTATAAAGACTAAGTCCGTGGCTGAATCTTTCATAAACAACCTAAATTACGACCTTCCAGCTCCTCAACGCAAACCTCGTGTTCAAAAATATACAGGTGGTTCTAACTCAAGAGCAGTTATAGAAGCTCGTTGTCAAAGATTATATTCAAAACAGCTAGAAGGTAAAACAACAAGACAACTCGTCATAGAACATTCTCAAAAAGAAGGTATCTCTTTAGTAACAGGTTGGCAAGATTGGAAGAAAGTTAAAGAATGGAATGATGAAGACTGGCTAAAAGAAAGAGATAAAATGATTCCTCGTCTTCAAGCAATGCGCATGAGACTCTTTAATAAAGCCATATCCAAAGGTCAACTTCAAACAGCCGCTCAAATTCTCGATAGTTTAGGTAAAGTCGTAGGTGAATCCGTAGAAACTGTTAACATCCAAGCTCCAGAACTTGCAATACGCATAGAATCAAAGCAATAAACATTTGTAGAATATATTTAAGTTACCCACGCACGCAAAAAATAAAAATAAATCTGCAAGTGTGCCCCCCGGGGATATAAAAAATAAATAAAAAATAATTAAATATGCATAGTCATAGTTGATATAATTTGATATAATAAATATTAAGGATATAAATATTTACTAGTATTTAAATCCTTTTAAACACGCTTAATTATCTTTAATTGATAAATCTAAGCAAGTCAGCTTAACAGCTTTTACAGAAGCAGTACAGCTAAACACATTAAAATTATTTAATTAAACCAATGCCAAGTATTATTTTTGAAAGTTTTGGAAATGACGAATCTATTGAGTTAGATTTAACCAAAGCAAATGAAAAACAAATTAAAGAAGCTTTTATTAAAAGCATTAAGCAAACTAAAAAGGAGAATAAAAAAGATGTTTAAAAATTCATTTTTATTTGTTTCACTAGGGTTTATTTTTTATTTTGCCTTAGATCACTCTTTATTAAGATCTCAAATTATCGATTGTCAAAACGGAATCCAATTAGCTTGCGATCTACTCACTAAGAAAACTAATTAAACTATGGACACTTCAAATTTTTTAACCTCGAAAGAGTACAATACAATAGCAGTTAAATTTTTAACGGATGCTATGTATGACTTTAATAAAAAAGAATATGATGCTTTGCTTGATAAGTTATTTTATATAACTAAACAAGATGTTGACACTGTATCAATTGAGGAAATAAAAAAAGAAAAACAGTTAAAAGCGGAATTAATAAACAAACCGTTAACAAGTAAACCAATTATTGACTAACTCTTAATTGAGTTAGTTTTTTTATTCAAAATTATTTAATTAAAAAAAAATGAAAACAATTAAAAACTTAAAAAACTATGTGAAACAAAATTCAAGAATAGTTTTAAAAGATTGTATAGATACAACTTTTTTTAATTATTCAGAATTAGCAATTATTCAAGATATGAAAAAACAAGTTAAAAAGAAATCTAAAGCAATTTATAAAGAGTTTAGAGATATTCTTAATAAAGATGATATGCCTTTAATAGTTGGTAATTATGGAAGTACCGGGCGGTTAAGAATAAGTGAAAATGAAATATATTATGTTCCCGGGCAAGATGCAAGAATGGAGATACACAATCATTTAAGGGCATATCTTGAAACAAATTATAAATAAGAATATTTTTTTATAGCCTCGAATTAATCGAGGTTATAAAAAACTATTTTTTATAAATAGTTTTAATTTCAACTCACATTAATTAAAAAAATGAATCACACATTAACAGTAAGAAACGCTTATGGGCGTGACTTTAAGAATAAACATGAAATATTAGAGCACTATAACTCTAATAAAGACTTTCAAAACTTGAATCCAATTGTTAGAGGTGCAATAGTTAATAAACAAGATGCTAAAAAGTTTAAAGTAGGTTATTTAAATGTTAGATATAATAATTTAATGAAAATAGCAGTTATAGACGTTAAAAAGGATGACTTTCAATGAATTTAGATAAAGTATTCACTAAACATAATGACGCCGGGCACGGATGGTTAGAAGTTAGTTTTGAGGATTTAATCGATTTAAATATTCAAAATAAAATATCTAATTTTTCATATATAGATTCAATTAAAAATTTAATCTATCTGGAAGAGGATTGCGATATGACTTTATTTATGAGGTCATATAAAGAAAAATATAATAAAGGGATAGCGTATGTAGTAGAAAATAATTTTGAGATACATCCAATAAGGGAATTACCAAGTTATATAAATTAAAAATAATACTAGCTTAAAGGGATGTTTTAAACATCCTTTTATGAAAGTATTTTTTTACTTTCAATTAAAACTTATTTTATTTAATTAAACCTATGAAAAAATTAAAATTTTCTAAAGGCAATAACAAATTATCGAAAGATACTTTAGTTTACAGTCACCCGGCCGGGGTTACCTGTCCCGGGGCCAATAGTTGCAAAGCTTTTGTAACTCTTAAGGATAATAAAAGAGTATTAAACCGAGGTAATGACAGTATGTTTACTTGCTTTGCGGCCAGTGAGGAATTAAGATATCCTAATGTTTTTAATGCCCGGAGATATAATTACCAGATAATAAAAAGTTATGTTCTGAATAATGATTTAATCGGATTAACTGAATTGATTAACTGGAATATTCAAATTAATAAAAAGAATATTAATAAAGTCAGGATACATGAATCCGGGGATTTTGATTCTTTATTATATTTGCAGGCTTGGATAAATGTAGCAAAGTTAAATCCCGGGATTAAGTTTTATTGTTATAGCAAGTCTTTAGATTTATTCCTGGAAGTGTTATTGCCTAATAATCTATATATGGTAGCCAGTTATGGGGGCCGTTTTGATTACCTTATAGACCAGGGATATTTCCCTAAATACTCGAAAGTCGTATTTAGTGAATCAGAGGCAGTAAGGCTTGGATTAGAAATTGATAAGGATGACTCTTTATGTTTTGGAAATAAGCCTTTCGCTCTCTTATTACATGGAATGCAAAAAAAGGGATCAGAAGCTGGCGAAGCTTTAAAACTGATTAACAGAAATAAAAAACTATTAGAGGTATAAAAAATGAATATATATAAAATAATTTTTAATGTAAATAATGAAAATTTAGAAATAAAAAAAAGTTTCTTTTATAGATATGAAACTAAATATTTCGGCAAGATTTTAATATTTCAAAAAAGATATAAAAGATTTTACGGCCAATATGAAACTAATTTAAAAGATGGCCGGGAACCTGATTATATGAGCTTTAAAACTGTTTATAGATTATTAGCCGATAAAAAAAATAATTATAAATGTTTTAACCATAAAAACGAATTAATAAAAAAAGATTCTAATTTTTATAAATATATAAAAAATAAAAATTTAAAATTTAATTCTTAGATTTTAAATAATTAATTAAAAGTAAGTTAACCAGTATATCTAAGTTTTTATCACTTGATTCAAACTTATTTAGCCTGGTTAAGTGCTTTTTAAGATCATCATTAGTGGTGATGTTGTGATTATGACAGAATTGTTTGATGTAGCTCATATTAGGGCGAATTAGGGCGAAAATTTGATTAGTAAACTAATTATATGATATCATGAATGCATAACTTTATATCATTTAATTATGAATGAAAACAAAACAAATGAATCAAAACCAATTATTTGGTTTGATGGTAGAGAGTCAACAAGACAGCTACCAGCTGAATGCATAGCAGATTGCAGTGGATCAGGTGATCACACTAACAATGTCATAGCTTGGGTTGAGAGACTTAATTTTGATGGTCCTGTAGAGCTTTTTAAAGAACATTTGAAAGAATATGGAGCTTGGGATGATGAGGAATTAAAAGACCACTACGAAAACAGATTAAGAGTTTTATGGTTATGGGCTTGTGATTGTGATGAAAATCCGGGAAGTTACGATTATTTGTATTTAGGAGCTTAGATAAATGACCAACAAAAATAAATCTAGAGATGATTGTATTAGTGCAATAAAAGAATGTATTAAAGATGATTTACAGAAGCCTGAGATCATAAAAAAAATGATTGATGATTATCCGGGTGTACATAAATCAACTTTCTATAAATATTTTAATGTTGCACAGGATGAATTGTCGGATGAAGATTTTATAAGTGGTGCTTGCATTATTGAAACTGAAAGACAGATTAAAATCCAGCTTAAGAAACGTCTTATGGCAGATCTTGAAAAGGATTATGATTCAGAAACTGATCCGACATTAAAACGCAATTTAAGAAATGATTTACTAAAACATTTAAGACAATTTTAAACACGAATTCGCTAACGAAAATGATTGACAATCCACTGGAACAACAAACTTTAGAGACTTATGATGGTCTTTATATCAATGAAAAGTTTGAAGAGCATTGTTCTAATGCAGCTAAAGAATTAGCTAAAGATAATAATCTGAATCCAGATTATTATGAACCTTTTATCCAGTTCTACATTGAAGAATGTAGAGAATCAGACCGGGGATATTTTTTCTCGGATGATAAATATATTATTGATCTCTGGTGGGATCATAATAAATATTTATATGAAACTAAAACACCTTATATGGAGATTAAAAAATGAAAACAAGATTAGAAGAAATTAGAGATTCTCTTGATCAATATATCAAGGATGAATTACAAAAAAGTCCACCTGATAGAGATTGGGAAGTTTGGAGTTTTGAAGATGATCTTTATGAGATTATCGAATCCTTTGATGAAATTATTAACTATGATCCAACACCTTAACCATGACTGAATTTGTACCGATTACACGTTATTCCAGATGTAAAAGATATTCTGGAGCAACTATAAAATGTCCCGAATGTAATGGTCTGGGAAAGATTTATCATCTTTCTTGGACATATTTAAGATGTCAAACCTGTGAAAAAGCTATTGATAAATTTAATTGGTTAATAGAAAAGGGTAAATATTCTAAAACTTAATTTTTTATATACTGGTTTATAGCAGTTCTAACCTGATGAGCGATGGGGATACCTTCTTCATCGCTTTTATCTTTTAAAGCTTCATATTGTTTGATGGTAAAATTACAGACATATCTGATGTAGTCGGTTTTAGGTCTTGGCATTGATATCAAAATATATGAGATATATATAACATAACATAAAAAAGACTACCAGGTATAAACCTGATAGCCTAAATTATCATGAACGTCATCCGTGTTAGACAACTAATTGCTTATGAATGGGTTAATTACGTCATGAAATAAACGTTGACTCCCCAGACATCCTCGATGGGAACTCATATACATCTTTGAATGAAATCGGCAGGTTACTTAGAGTCATCAGTAACATTTCTATCAAAGGAGCAGCAACTAAATCTATTATATATCAGATAACTGATATCAATGTAAATATATATGACATATCATTATATCTTGAATGGCGATTTAAAGAAAAAGAAAAGAACCAAAAGAAAAAGAATATATATATAAGTAAGTATATTTATTAAATATATATAATATTTATAATAATAATAATATATATACATATAGGATAAGGAAAAGAATTTTTCAGATATTAGCTTGACATCTAAATAAATATCATCTACTGTCAGTAACAAACACTTAATTAAAATGCAAAAAACAAAGGTTTGTGTCTGGCTTGATCCTGATCTTTATGTTTATCTCGATGAAAACAGAGGAGAGGAACTTACAATTCCCCAGTACATTCGTTTAATTCTTAAACAGAAAGCCAAAACTAAAAGGAAATCCAGATCTCAGAAACAGAATACAGATCCCTTTGCTTCTCCAAATATCACAAATGAGATGATTCCCGATAATCTCAAGGGATATGCTGATCTGATCATTGAATGGTGGGCAATCAGATATACAAAAAAGGCAACTTGCTCTACAAAGGTCGCTGAGAGGATTTTTGACAAATTAGGAACATTCGTACCAAGTATGGTTGCAAAGTCTCTTGAAAAGGCAATAGCAGGTGGATGGAAGGATATCTGGGAGATAAAGGAATCTAAATTTGCAAAGGATGAACAGGTTGCACCTAAACCAAGATATTTCAAAGCCAGTGAAAATCCAATGCCACCAACTCTAAAAGAGCTAGGTTTGGACAAAGCTATGAATGGAGAAAATTAATGGAAAAAATATTTGATCGCATATCAGTAATGAAGACTTTAAAAGATGGAATCAAAAAAGGTTACTGGACATTGGAGGATTTGGATAAACCCAGTCCTCAGTGGAAAGAAGTAGTTGATACCTGTAATGGGCATCCACTATATGTCAAAGGTTATCAGGGTGTTAAGTTTGAAAATCTTGCTAGGGTTGAAGAACCCCCACCACCCCCGGCTGAAGAAAAAGTAGAACTAACCAATCCAAAAGATTTACCAACACATTTTTAATTAAACATGAAAACTATCGAAAAACTTCCCAGACTTCCTATCTTCAGAGATGAAGCCACACATAAATATTTTTGTGAGAAGTCTAATAAATGGCTCAAATATTCAACCACTATGGTCTGTAATGAGCTTGATGAAAAAGCAAAGGAAAGTATTGAACATACGAGACACATCTGGCAACCGAGAGGAGAAACTGTTCATAGTTGTTTAGAACAGAAGATGTTAGGTGCTGATGATATTGATATGGGTGAATATGAAGAATGGGCTATCCCATTGTTTGAGCTGGAACTGTTTACACATTTTGAACCTATGGGTGTTGAATATATGATGTCTAACCCTATCAAAGATGTAGGAGGTCAACTTGATCTTATTGGGTATGACACTAAGGCTAAAAAGATTAGATTGATTGATCTTAAAACTAAGGGTGATACTAAGTATGACTTTAAAAAAAGGACAGGTTGGAGAGAACCTTATAAAACAGATAAACAACTAGGTTGCTACATCGAAATGTTGAAACTAAATTGTGATATAGAGCCAGATATCTGTAATACTATCTGGGCATATAAGGGAAAATGTATGTTAAATGAAGATCAGCCTGTACAGCGATGCAAAGATGCATGGCAGGAGGCATGGGAAAAGTTTGAAGCTAAACAACAAGTGTTTTAATGAAAAAAAAAGAAAGAATCGAAGCTGCTCAGAAACGTATCGAGGAGCTAAGAAAACTTATCTCGGAGTGGACTAAGAGATGAGATATATACTTGATGTCTCAGGTAGAGATTTAGAGCTAATTAAAGCTTCTATTGTTAATTTTGAAAGGTCATTAGAAATGTCATCTCAGGGAGATTTTGATCATCTTATTGAAGAACTTAATGACACTTATATGACTTTAAAAATACAGAAAAGTAAACAACTCAAATCTAAGCTAAGAAGGAAATGGGGTGTTAAAACATGAAATGTCTTTACAGAGAACTTGATCGAAGAAAAAAGTATCTCATCACAAAATTAAATAATGAGATTGCAACACTTGAATGGCAATGGTTTCAAAATGAAATATCAGATAAAGAATATGTTGTAGCGTTTGATGATATACAAAGACGTATAAGAGAACTTGAAGGATAATGTATATTGATGTATAGTTATATATAGATATATCTACTATTTAATTAAAGATGAATCTTAGAGAGTACCAAACTACTGCTTTAGAGCAGTTACATCTTCAACTCCAGAATCAGAAAAAAGCTCCCTTACTTGTGCTTCCTACAGGTGCTGGTAAAACAGTTATCTTTTCAGAGTTAGCAAAAGATTTTGTAAGTAAAGGCAAGAAAGTAATGATTCTTGTTCATAAAAGAGAATTGATCAAACAGTCTTGTCAAAAACTTGATTTGATTGATTCTAAATATGGAATTATCGCCTCTGGTTTTCCCAGAGATAATACTCAACCTTTACAAGTTGCTTCTGTTTATACTCTTTACAGAAACATTGAAAAAGAAAAGTTTGTTCCTGACATAATCATTTTTGATGAAGCACATCATATTGCTGCATCTACATGGTTAAAAATTGTCAAAAGATATAAAGATGCCATAAATGTAGGAGTGACAGCGACTCCAATACGTTTAGATAACAAACCTTTAGGTAAGTTTTTTAACGTACTTATATCTGATGTACAAACTAATGATTTAGTTTCAAAAGGTTATTTATGTAATCACAAGGTATTTGCTGGAGCTAAACAACCTGATCTAACTGGTTGCAGATTAAAAAGAGGTGAATTTCAAAAGAAAGATTTAAAAAAAGTAATGGATCAACCAATGATTATTGGTGATGCCGTTGAACAATATAAGAAACATTTATTAGATAAACCAGCTATTGCTTTTTGCGTTGATATTGCTCATGCTAAAAAGGTGCATGAAAAGTTTATAAAAGAAGGTGTTAAAGCAGAACTTCTAACAGGTGAAATGAAATTACCTGAGAGAGATAAAGTCCTTGATAAGTTAAGAAACCACGAGATAAGTGTTGTTGTTTCTATCGATATCATTAGCGAAGGAACTGACTTACCATGTGTAACTGGTGCAATTCTTCTAAGGCCAACAAACTCTCTTGCTTTATATATTCAACAAGTAGGGAGAATCCTTAGACCAGAAGAAGGTAAGACAGCAATAGTATTAGATCATGTAGGCAATACTTACAGGCATGACTTTGTTGATGTTGAACGAATATGGGAATTAGATTTTGATGAAGAGAAAGTAAAAAACAAAGCTAAACCTATATTTCAAACTTGTAAAAAATGTAATTATGTTTTTAAACCACAAAAAACTTGTCCTAACTGTGGCCATGAACTTACAAAAGAAGAACTACTTGAAATTGAAGGTCAGTTAGAAGAACTTAAAAGGAATCACGATAGAAAACCAGAAACTATAAAAGAGAAATATAAAACATCAATATATGCAAAATCAAAATATAATAATTCTAATTTATTAGATTTTGAATCTTTAACCAAAAATAAAAAGATAGTTTTTGAAACTAAGACTAATTGGAATACTAGTTTTTATCTTAATCACAATCAAGATAAGCAAGTAAAAATAGGAGATAATATCATTTATTATGTAGGTCACAATCAACAAAAATATGGCATAGTTGTTGGTTTTATTGATAAAGGAACAGAAGATACCTATGTACATCCATATACAGTTCCACCAATCAATGAGGATACCCAGGAATATCTTTTCCCTGATTACATACAAAAGGGTAAAGAGTTAGGTGAGTTACAAGATATAAGAGAAAATGAACATTTTAACAAAATAATATTTTTAGGAAAAAGAACTCAACCATATATTCATATAAGAAACAAAGAAACAGGAGACATAATGAATTTGTATTTACGAAGATTGCGTAGGAAAGGAGATAGGACTCACTCAGGATATACTTGCATCATATTGACAGATAATGGACTAGAAACTTATGAAACTGCTGATAAAACAGGTTGGATGTCTACAAACTCTATAAACTTTAAA